TCCTCCCAGAGAAAGGAGCAACCCTTCGTCGAAGGCCCGTAGACCCACCGTGCCGTTCGGTGCTCGACCCGTCGCACGTTGTTCCCGGGCCAGCGTCGCCGCATCCGCCATCTACCGGACCGCGAACTACTCCCGCGCCATCTTCATGCACAGCGCGCCGAAGCCGACCGACCTGGCCTTCCCGAGCCAGAGCGAAAGCTCGTCAGCGGAAGCATCGTCGTCGGGCATCTCCGGCAGGTCGCCGGTCTCGGCGAGGGAGTCGGCACAGTCGAACACGATGTCGAGGGCCTCCTCGTAGTCCATGTAATCGACGTTGGCGACGATCTGGTCGGCCAGGTCGGTCAGGAAGGCGTCGAGCGCGTCCACCTCGGAGTTCTCCGCGCCAAGATCGCCCGCCGCCGCCTCGTCATCCATCGTGCTCGCGTCGTCGGAGGTGTACGGTCCCCGCGCTCCACCCTCCTCCAGACCCCGGCGGATCTTCGTGAGCAGTTCGTTGATCTGGTTGTTCATCTCGGTCTCCTTCAGGCCCCCAGCTTGGACTGGAAAGCCAAGAACGTGCTGGCTTCGCTCGACTTGATCCGCCGTGACGTGCGCGGCGGCCACCTGCGCCACTTCCGAAACTCTGGCTTGGTCAGGGACCAGAGTAGCCCCTTTTGGTCCTGGATCAAAGCTCGAAGTCCGGCCTTGGACCGAAGATCCCGGATCGCCGGACGCCAATGGGCCTGGGCCTTGGTCCCTCCGAGGCCGAACTCCAGGCGAAGCGCCGAAAGAGCCAGGTCGGGAACCGCCTTGGCGTCTGGAGCCACCTTCGGTTGTGCATGCTCGGAAGGACGGACACCGACCTCGGCCAGGGCTCTCCGCCACTTCACCCGGTCCGCCTGTCGGAACTTTCGGACCTTCTCCGCCTCACGCTCCGTCACCCGACGGGCGACGATGTGCGCCTCGGTAGACTTCGGCATGAAAGGGAGGATGTCCATCGTCCACGGGCCGTACTTCTCCAGCACCACGATCTTCGGATCGGGCCGACGGAGGCGACGGCGGGATCGAATATACAAAAGGGTCTGGGGTACGTCAACCTGGCGCACCCGGCGCGCGGTCTGGTCGGCAGAGAGCGCGAACGCGCTCTCCTTGGAGGAGAGCCCGGAGACCTTCGCCACTCGAAGCGATGAGCGGTAAGCCCGCCACTCTCCGGCGGTTGGGATCTTCTCCTGAAGGAGCTTCGAGACACGATCAGCGACGAAAAAGGTAAAGGCGGCCCGCATCTTGGCCGCCCGCTCGGGAAGCTGGGCGATCAGGCGGAAGACCCTACGGGTGCGTGGCGGAATCCGAACGGCGATCAACCTACCCCTCGCGGCTGGTGAAGTAGGTTTCGACTTCGAGGATGGCGCGGGCCAAGGACTTGGCGGGCGGGCGGATCAGGCTCTCCGGCGTCACCGTACCGTCGGGACCCAGGAGCAAGGAGCACGGCGCAGGACGATCCTGGGGCATGAACTGGGCGAGCCAGGTCGCGTGCTTGGCGCACACCCCGACCTTCCGATCAGGAACCGGGAGGCGGCGCGGGGAGCAGGGAACGACCCGGACCAGAAAAGAAGGATCGACCCCACACACGAAGCAGAAGCAGCCGAAGTCGGTGATCGGCCCCTGGTACTCGTGGAAGGTGTCGCCGCCGAACGGCGATGCGCAATCGTCCTCGGCCAGGCAGCGTGGTTCGGGAAGGCCCCGGTCGCGCGCCTCCCAGTAGCTCAAACAGGTTGCGCACACCGCACTCAGCCCCCCACGAACCGCACGTTCGATAGCAGCCAAGTGAGGAAGGGGCACGCCCTACTCCTTCTCCTCGTAGCTCGCGTACTGGGCGGCGTACATCGCGCCCTTGGCGGCGGCCTTGGCCCTGGCGACGGTGAAGCGCCGGAACAGGCTCTTGAGCGAGGACTGCTCCTTGGTGATGGTCTTCTTCACGCTGACGATGAATTCCTTCACCGCCTGGGCGTCGTCGAGGTCCACGCCGAGGGTGTACGCGGCCAGCGCCAGATACCGGGCGATGGTGTCCTCGGGGGGCTGAACCTCGTCTTCCTCGCCGAGGATGCGCTTCATGCTCTCGGAAATCGTCTTCTGGTCACTCATCGTTCCATCCTCCGCTCGGGCGTGAACTCGGTCCGCCGCTGGATCATGCACTTGAAACCCATAAAGCTGGGCGTGTCGAACAGGTGGCCGTCGTCGTCCACGTCCATGATGTCGAAATAGTAGCCTGATCGAGAGATGTTCTCCACCCCTGCCGTGCTCCACTTCTGATCGTAGAAGGGCAGTCGCCAGATCCTAACCACGTCCCCCTCGTTGGGGTCCGGTGCGAGCACCTGTTCCAGATCAACGCGCGCCAACCACAACGAGCCGTTGTACTCGGTCTTGAGGCCTTCCTGCCCGGCGGAAGGCGAGGAGTCCGGCCACTCCACGTAGGCGTGGACACGGAACGGACCCTTCCAGCGTCCCGAAATCGGCTCGTCGTACACCGCGTCGCGCTCCTTCCCCTGGGCGTCTTGGGAGAAGAACTCCACCGCCGTCCCCACCCTCCGGGTGTGCTCGGAGGCCACGCTGTCGAACAAGGGACGGCTCGTGTCGGTCAGCCGAAAGGTATCGTGCGGGTAAGTCTCGACCGGGCGAAAAGAGGGGAAGGGACGGACCGGCTTGCGGGACATCGACTGCCTCAACCTCGAAGGAAGGCCATCGGATAGCCAGCGTCAAAGATTTCCTCGTCCAGGCGCTCAATCTCTGCCCCAGCTTCTTCGAGGAGAACGCTCCCGTCAAGGGCCACCGAACCTTGCGCGGTCGGGTAGTTGTCGAACTTGGAGCGCACCCTTCCGAGAATCTTCTTCGCCTCTGCCATCGCCCGTCGCTTCACGAGGTCGTGATCCCGCTCGGCAAGCTGTTCGAGGGTGAAATTGGAAGACTTGTAGGTGAGGATCACCTTCCCCGTCGGCAACTTGGCGGGGAACAGGAACAGCTTCCGGTGCTCCTGCCGCCAGTCCACTTCTACCCCCAGGATGCGCTTCGCGGTGGTCACGTACTGAAGCGCCTGGGTGAAGTGGGAGTAGAGGCCCAGCGAGCCGGAGGCAGCGAAGACGCTGTAGGGCACCTGCTGGTCGGGAAGGGTGAAGGGAGCGAAGACCAGGGAGAAGTCGAGGGGGTTCGACGGGAAGGCCACGTCGAGCACCTTGTCCATCTCCGGCAGAAGGTCGTACTCCACCTTGTTCGGCACCACATCCATCGCAGCCTGGAGGTGAAGGCCCTTCTTGGCGACGAACCAGCGACTCGCGTTCTCGATGCAGTCGTCGAGGTGCTCGGCGGTCAACTCCACCTCGACCAGCGGTGCTCCGAACTGGCGGAGCATCCAGAGCTTCAAGCTCTCTGCATCCTTGAGAGCCACCCGCTACTCCTTGGAGACTTCCCCGGCCCGTGCTCGCAGAGCCCGAAGCTCGGTACGCAAGCGATCCAGCACGTCGAGCACCTTGACCACCTCCAGCAGGTTGGACATCAGCGAGTCCAGGCTGTCGAGCGTGCTATCACACGCCTCGGCGATGCGCGCCATGAGATTCTTGAGCGAGGCATTCGCATCGATCCCTGCTTCGCGGAGAACATCGTCTGCCTCCCCGCTCAGCCGGTTGAAGCGGGCCAGGAACGGGCCTTCCTCCCGCAACGGAAAATCTTGCGAGGGCTTCACCTCGTCGAGCGCCTGAAGCTCCCGCAACACGTCGTCCAGCTTCCCGTAGGTCATCGTCCGTTCTCCGTGCGACCGTGTGATCGCACTCCCGTTATAACACGAAAGCCCACGCCGATCGCTCGGTGTGGGCCTTCGCATGCTACCCGTCCCGGCGAGGACGGGGTTACGGGGAAGATCCTACAAGTTATTGATCGTCACCTGACCGTAGAACTCCGAGCGCAGGAGCTTGGTCGCGTAGCGCGTCCGCAGGCCCTTGCGGAACGAGAAGTCCGCCGGATCAAGGAAGGTCGGGGTAACCTGGAGCGGGATGTAGGGCGCGAACACGTAGCCCGAGTCCAGGTACGAGTTGCCCTTCAGGCCGACGAGCATCTTGTCGCGGGCGAAGAAGGGATCCTCGTAGACCAGCCACTTGTTCTGGAGCGTGCCGACCTTGTAGATGCCGTACTGCCCGTGCTGAGTGAGCGGGCGCGGCATGTCCATCGGGCCGTAGGGCGACGCGCCGCCGGACGCGGATAGCGGGCGGAAGTCGGAGTGGGTGGTGAGTTGCGCGATCAGCGCCGACACCTCGGGGGAGGTGACGATGAAGTTCGCGGGCGCGCGCAGGGTCTTCTTGTGGATCAGGTTCGAGACCGTGGCGATCTGCGTGATCAGCGCGCGGAAGTGATCCACCTCCGCGATGGCCGCCGGGGGCACGCGGTCGAAGGACGCCGAGGTGCCCGTCGAGTTGGCGAAGAGGGACTGCACGATCTCGCGGTCGATCTCCAGCGCGATCTCCTGCGAGATGGCGCTGACGATTTCGGTCTCGGCATCGAGGCCCTGGAAGGCGCGGAGATCTTCGACCGCCTCGCTCGACCACAGCGCCTTGAGGCGGCGCGGCTTCGCCTCGACCGGCTGCTTGGTCACGTCGAGGTTCACCTGCGGGATGTTCGACGACATCTCGCCGTTGTAGTAGTAGAGGGCCTTGATCGGGTTGTTGTTCGCGGGGACGTTCTGGAACTTGAACGCGGCAACGGCCCCGGTGGTGTAGTTGATGGTGCCCGCCGTGTTGACACCCGCCGGGACGAAGGTGAACGCGCCCGAGCCGTTGTCGGTCGCAGTCTGCACCACCGCGCCGGTCGTCACGTTGTACTCGATCACCTGGACCGAGTAGCCGAGGCTCGCGTCGAGCGGACGGACCGGCACGAAGGCCAGGGTCGCAGCGAGAGCCTGGCCGCCGCCGCCGTACTTCACGCCGTCGCCCGTGGCGAGGAGTTCGCCGTTGATGTACTCCGAGGAGTAGTCGCGGTCGAAGTCCCTGGGGAAGACGTTGCCCGACGCCGTCCCGCCCTTGTTCGTCCCGTACTTGTAGTCGAGGAAGAACACCGCTCCAATAGGGGCGGTCATCGGCTGCACCGACACGATGTCGTTGGCGATGAGGTTGGGGAAGACCCGGCGCAGCACCGGGAAGATGAACTTCGTGAAGGAGCCGACGTTCGCCTGCCGCGTGTCCTCCGAGAGGTTCTGGAGGTACTGCGACTGGTTCTCCATCAGCACCGCCGTCACGCCGAGCGTGTAGCGGTCGGCATCCGTGCGGTCAGGCATCCCCTCCAGGAAGTCCTTCCACTTGCGGATAAGCGCCCGGACGAAGGAGTGATCCGCGATAGTCTTCTTCGCGTCCTCCAGCAGGATCTCGCGTGCCTCTGTCATCATCATCTCCCAGGTTCGTCAGGCGCTACGCGCCGTTCAGGTTCAGTTCTCGGTCTCGATCCCCGCCAACTTGCGAAGCTCGGCCAGGGGGGCTCCCAGGTTGTTGTAGTTCTCGACGACCTCGCGCCTATTCGGACGCACGGTCTCCTCGTCCTGCGGAACGCGGGTGTGCCCACCGCCGGTCAGGCGGCGTACCCGCGAACGTACCTCCTCCATCTCCTCCACGTCCCGAACCGGCTCACGGAAGTTCTCGACAACCGCGTCGATCTCTTCCTTGGAGGAAGGCTGGGCGGCAGCGATCATGGACCGGATCTTGGCAGCTTTCGGGTGGTTCGTCAACCGCCTCTCGGCGTGGAGCTTCAGGCCGAGTTCCTGGTTGAGGCGAAGCGACTCCTCCAGCGCCTCCGAGATCGTGTCGAGCTTCTTCTCGACGATCTCGCGCTCGCGCCGCTCGGTGGTCTTGGCCTCCTCGACGAGGCGTTGCCGCTCCTCCTCGACCCTCCTCTCCTCCACACGACGCTTCTCGACCTCCTCCTTCACCGCCGTCACGCGGGCCTTCAAGTCGGTCGAGGTGGTGAACTGCGCGAGGTTCCCGAGGGCGTTGCGGATCAGGTCGGCGTCGGGATCGCCGGAGAGGGCGCGTTCCAGGTAGAACTTGTAGCCGGTCTCCCGCGCGAGGTCGGCTAGCTTCTTGTTCTCATCCTCCATGCCCTTGATCTTGAGATCCCGGTCCGCGACCTCGGTACGGAGCTTCTTGATCTCCCCGTCCTTCTGGCGGACCAGCCCCTCGAAGTCCTCCGGGAGGACGTAGGGCCGGAGCACGTCCTTGATCGCGTCCAGCGCCTTCTTCGCGCCCGCGACCTCGGGATCGGAGAGCATCTCCCCGCGCACCGCCTCCCGCATCTCCTCCCGTACCTTGGCGACCTCGGCGATGAGCGTGCGCGCGAACTCCTCACGCAGCGATTCCTTGGCCGTCACCTCGCCGTCCCGACGAGCGGCGTCCACACGCGCGGCGAACTTCTCGGCGAGATCTTGATCCTTGGTCGGCGCTTCGGTCATGGGCATCTCCACCCCCTCGAAGAAGACCTGCGGGTAGGCGGTCGAGTCGGCGGGCTCGGCCACGAAATCGAAGGTAACGAGCTTGTAGTCCTCCTGGACCACATCCTCACCCTGTTCGTTCTGCTTGGTAGAGCCATAGCCTCGGGAGGACACCCCGACCTTGCAACCCGCCTTGAGGAGCGCGGCGAGGTTCTTGCCGCGTTCGGTATCCAAGATCTCGGCTTCCCCGATCACCCGACCATCCTCGATCTTCATGCTGGTGATGATGTGCGCGACACGAGAAAGCTGCGTCTTTCCATCGTTGGGGTGGTCGAGTTCCCCGAAGACCCGGCGATCCTCCATCGCCCGATCCAGCTTGCGGATCTGGGCCTCCCACAGCTTGTTCGGGTAGATCCGATTGTTCTCGGTAGCGACACCGCACTTGGCGAACTCGCCGCGCACCACGATCTTGTGGCCGCCCTCCCATCGCTCGTCGAGTTGAAGCGCGACTGGAGCGTTGTCCACCAGCAGCTTCTTGTGGTTCTGGGTCTGCGCCATCGTCAGTACCGTCGCCACCTGAACGACCCCTTGAAGGGGGTGTACTGGGTGGTCGGGATGGTTGTCCTCTGCTTCACCTTTCGCTCTGGCGACCCGAACCGAGGTCTCTCGTAGTTGATCAGTTCGAGCCGCCCACTCCGATAAGCCGTCCTCCGGCGACGCCACGCCTCCTGTCGGAGGCCCGCGCCGCCTACTTTTCCCCCTCCTCCTCGTCCTCCTCGTCCTCCTCCTCGTCCTCCTCCTCGTCCTCCTCGTCCTCGCAGCCTTCGGTCAGGTCCGCGTAGACATCCAGGCCCGCGAGCAGCGCGTCCATGTGGGCCTTGAAGGTCTCCTCCAGGCCGTCCTGCTCCTCCTCGGCCAGGGTGCCCTGGTGGAGCTTGGTGGCGAACTCGGCCGCCTCCTCTGCCAGGCGAGCGAAATCCAGCGCCGCCTTGGCGAGGTCCTTGTCCCGCCCTTCCTCCGCCATGTCTGCGAAGGTATCGGAGAGGTGCTCGGCGATGACGGCGATGTTGGCAAACGCCTTCTTCGCCTCCGCCATCGCCGCGCCCGGGTGTTCGGCGACGACGGTCTCGCGCACCGACTCGATGAGGGAGGCCACGCGGTCCAGGCGGTTCATCGACTCGCGCTTCAGGCGCTTGCGGAGCTTGTCCCGCCTGGCCTTCCGGCGTCTGTTCCGCGCGAGGTTGCGCTGCTTGCGGATCGCGCTCTTGTGCGACCGCTTGTACTGGCGGCTCTTGACCTTGTCGGCAGGGGAGGTGCGCTTCGTGCGGAGGCGACGCGCCTTGCCGGTGTCCGCTCGAACCTGGAGGCGAACGCGACGGCCTTCCAGACGCTCCTCCTCATCGCCGGTCTCCTCCTTCTCCTCCTTGGACTCGGAAAGGATGCCGATCCGGCGGAAGTCCTCCTCGACAGAGGTGATCACCACAGGGTTGCGTGCCATCGTACTCGCCTCCGTTACGGGCTGGCCGTCTGGAGCTTCGCCGCCATCCCAGCGACAAAGGCCCCGGCCACCTCGTACTGGTGTAGCTGCTCCGTGATTGTGTCGTAGACGCGACCAAGTGCTCCGACGTTGTGAACGTGGTTGGGAACCTCGGCCGCAACGCGGTGCGCCACGCGAAGGTCCTCCACGAAGTCGTTGGTGAAGTGAACCAGGGCGGTCAGCGCCTCGGGACCACCCTCCTCGCCCGAAGCGTCGATCTGGCCGAGCGCCTCCAGGTTGTCCGAAGCCTGCCCGTGCAACACAAGCAGACGCTCCGCGAGGAACTGGAGATCGGAGAGCACGAGGTCGCGGTAGCCCTCGACCTCTGCTTCCGCCATGTCCAGGAGCTTTCCGAACTTGGGTGTGGCCCGATGTCCTTCAAGCGTCTGGACCACCGCCTCGCCGAGGAAGAACTTCAGCCGGGGGGCGCGCTCCTCGTAGAGGCGCTTCCAGGGCCGGTCGGCGCGGAGATCAGCGAGCACCCCTTCGACGACTTGGGACTCGGTGCGCGCCTTGGTCTTCCCTACCAGCGGGACGATCGAACGCAGGCGCTCCCCTGCCTCGGTGGCCGCCCCAGACAGCAGCGCGTCCACGACCCGTAGGGCCTCGCGGTTCACGTAGCGATGAATGTCCGACGACTCGAACACCTCGACCGCGATAGGCTCGACCCCGACCAGCGAAGGCTCACCCCGTTCGGACGCCTCGAACCGAACGCGAACGAACGTGCCGTTGCCTCCGGCCACGATTGCGTGCTCCTTGAAGGTTCCGAGCACGCGGACCGAAAGGTCATCTTCGCCGAAGAGGCGCTTGCGATCCTTCTGCACGACCTCGGAGAGGCGTGCGATCAGGTGTTCGTAGCTCCCTTCGGTGAACCGGCGAATCTCTTCGACCGGAACGAAGTGGCGGCTGATTTCGGATCGCATACGCATCGGAAGCTACCTGCTAACGATCCCACTGTCAAGGGAGGGGGATCTGTTGTCAAGCGGGAAAGTCGTCATCGCTTTCCCCCAGTCCGAACACTGGCCGAACGGAGATCATGAAGCAGCCCTCCGATCTCGTTCAGTCGTCGAGCCAAACGCGCGTCGTTTCGGAGAAGGCGCTCCATCTTGCCTTCGGCGCGCTTCTCCGCTTCCTGGTTTCCTCGGAGAAGTTCGCGTTCGGTGATCGGTCTCGACGGAGATCTCCTGCCTCGGGTACGTCGCTCCACCATGAGCGAGTGGATGGCGGGAGGCCGGTGAATGATGCGCGGCAGAGCCTTCTGTTCGGGCTGTTGGAACTGTTCGGGCGGAGCTTCTTCGGGGGGCGCTTCCTCGCCCGGAGGAGGACCGAACTGGGACTGAGCCTCCGCCTCCGCCCCTGCCTGGTCCTTCGCCACCCGTTTCGCGTCCTCCCCCTTCTCCTTGATGATCTGCTCGATCTCCTCGTCCGCCAGGCCGAAGATGCGAGAGAGCATCCAGTGGAGGGACACGAACTCCTGCATCCGGCCCGCCAGGTCGGCGCGGGCGTTCCGCACCTCCAACTGAGCAAGCTCGAAGATGGCGGAGGGGACGGTCATGTGGATGTCGTAATCGACCGCCTGGGGATCGACACCAAGCGCCGCCATGTGGACTCGGGCGATCTTCCCGAACCCGTTGCGAAGCTCCCGCTGCACCCGAAGCACCGAACGCGCGAAGCGCACGTCCTCGGAAGAGAGAACCGCCCGGACCACGCCTTCTTCGAGCCCCAGATACGCCTTGGGCACCTTGATCGCCGAGAGGAGCTTGTTGCGGAAGTATTCGATGTCCTCCATCGAGGTCCACTGGGGGGAACCGAGCACCTCGATCCGCGTCCCGTCCTGCCCCTTGCGCGAAGGGATGAAGAAGTCGTCATCGGCGGGCATCGGGTCGAACTTCAGGTCCAGCTTGCCGGTGACGGGGTTGACGTACTTCCGCTTGCGATGCTGCTGGCGGACGCGGTTCAGGTAGGCCAAGGCTTCGGCGGGAGGGAGATCACCGACATCCACATAGAAGGCGAAGCGTTCGGGAGCCCGCTGGAGGCGGTAGATGAGCGCGGTGTCTTCGAGGAGGCAAAGGCGCTTCCAGATCCAGCGCGCAGGCTCAAGTACGCTCTCTCCGTAAGGAGAGCGGCGCTTCGACCCGCGCAGGCGGAAGTGAGCGACCTCCCAGTCCTCCAGGGCCACCGTCTGATCATCGGAGATCGAGGAAGTCCGAGAGGCCAGCCGATTCTGAAGAAGCTCCTGGAAGTCCTGAATGGAGTAGCCGAACTTCCCGCGAATGTCCTGGAGGAATCCGAGAAGCTGTCCTCGTGGCCCTTCCACCCGGCGCGTCGTCGGTTGGGGCAAGAAGTTGAGACCCCGTACCCCGTCCTCGCTGACCAGGAGTTCCTCGAAGTTCGTCCCATACAAGCAGAGCGACCGGGCGATCTCCCACGCCTCTTCGTCCATGCGCAACGTGCGGTGGAAAAGATCGTCGAGAAGCGTCTGAACATCCCTGTCCTTCGACGTAACCCACACCGTCCGGTTCAGGGAGGTGTCGATCTGCGTACTGTCGTCTGCGAAGATGTCGAGCGCGGAAGCCAATTCGGGATGCTCGTTCATGCTCTCATAGTCTGCATACCGTCCGAGCAGGTCGTGTTCCAGTCGCAGGTACTCGGCCACCGCGTCGTAACCGAAGGTGGAGAGGAGATCTTTGCTGGTCTGGGGAAATGTGGCCGCCACACCACCTTGCGCAAACTCGGCGGGTACCCGCTCCTTGTCGAAGCGGAAGAAGGACCGAACCTTGTCGGCCACGTCGGAGATGAAGCCCATCGTCTACCCCTTCGACCGGAGGTGCTCCTCGAAGGAGGAGGCGAGGGTGTCGGGAACCGGGTGAAGGTGGGAGGCGAGGCGACCCACCACGCGCTCTGCGAGCTTGGGGATGCAAACGTAGTCGGCCGGACGAAGGCCGAGAGCGTCGAGCCGGGTCGCGTACTCTCGGGCAAGGATCGCCCCGAGGTCGCGGAGGATGGTTGCGAGGTCGATGTCCTCGATCGCCTCCTCGGCAACACGGGAGTTTTCCTTCGAGGGGCCTCGCGGAATCGCGGTGGGGGCGTTGGCGAAAAGCTCCACCAGGTCGTCGAAGGCGCTCACACGACCTCCCGGAGCAGGCTCCGCACGTCCTCGATGGTTTCCGACGGGGAGGGAGGAGGGACGGAGGAAGACTCGTCCTCGTCGGTGTCACTCTCGCCTTCAGCCATCGCGCAAATCCCGGCCTGAAGGGCTTCCCGAACCGGAGCGGCGAGCACCCCCGCCATCCGCCGAGCCTTATCCTCGGGGATGCCCAGGCTGACCAGGGTGTCCCGGAGATCGACATCGCTCACCTCGTAGTCCGCGAGGTGGTCGAGCACGGTGTCGAAGTAGGTGTCGAGGAGCGCCCCCTGCTCCTCGAACAAGAAATCGACCTCTTCCGTCGCCGCCCCTACCCCGAGGGCGTGCAGGACACGCGGGACGATCTTGCTGATCGCGTACCCCGCCGTCCCCAGGAGGATGCCGGTCCCGAGGTGCCCGATCATGTGGTGTCCAATGTCGTGCGCGACGTTCCCGAAGGTCTTGTCAACCCAGTGGAGGGCGTGCTGCACCGCGCCCATCTTTGCGGTTTCCCGGGTTAGCAACCCACCGACGATAGCGTGGCTGAGAAAGTGCTTGGTGTGGTGAACCAGCCGATGAGTGGCTCCCGGCTTGTGCCCCTTCTTCACCGCCTCCTGGATCTCGGCCTCCAGTTGTGCGGAGGTCTCGGGGTTCTTGGCGTGGTGCTTCCGCACCTTCTTCGCAGCGGCCTTGCGCTTCTTGGCGGGGATGTTGGGGCTGTTGCCGAACTCGGTCTTCCGCGCCGAACCCTTGCGCCCCTTGCTGGAAGGGGCCTTCTTCTCGTCGGATTTCTTGTCCTTCTCCGAGGAGGGAGTATCGGCCGCCGGAGCGTCGGAGGCATCGGCGGGGGCCTGGGCCGCCTTCTTCCGTCCCTTGCCTGCTTGATCCCGGGGAACACATTTCTCCCCGTCCCAGAGGTAGCCGACCGGACACCTCCCGAACTGCCGGCGGTGCTGGTCCGGGGACAGCTTGCCCCGCTTCGGCTTGGCCGGGGCAGGAGAATCTTCTTCCCACAGAACATCGAGGAAAAGGAGTCCGAGGCTGGTGGGGTGGTTGCGAACGTCCATGTGATCGCTCAGTCGTCGTACTGGTTCGTGCCCTTCCACAGCGACTTGCGCCCGGTCACGAAGATCAACGCCCCGAACGCCTTGTGCAACCCTTCCTGCGCCGCCTGAAGCCCCTGCACCGCCGACCACAAGTAGTGTTCTCCGGGCTGCGCTTTCTGGTGGAGATCTTGCGCCAGGTCGAACATCTCGCGCTTCAGCCGCATCACATCCTTCAGGGCGCGGTTCGTCAAGGGGTCGTTAACGGATCTTCCTTGGAAGGCAGCGTCCTCGACGAGCACGGAGAGAGCGACCAGGCCGTAGCACATCGCGGCTCCTTCAGGAATCCAGGTCTCCCCTTCCCGACAAGAAGGGTACGGGGAGGACTCCGCCGGAAGCGTACTCCCGCAAATCCGTGTTGTATCCGGCGGCCGGGTTGCCCCCGAACAAGGCTTGGCGCTGGTCGTCCATCCAGAGATCACCAACGTAGGACGAACCGCGCAAGATGGGAAGAGGTTGATGCACTTGGGTCTGGGAGAGGGTGTAGATGCACCCAGCCAAGGCATCCGCAACGTCCTTCGAGCCGCGAGGGGGGTGGTCGATCTTTCGCTTGCGCGTGTCCCGTTCGAGTTGCCGAAGCTCCTCGATCAGCGGCGAGTAATCGTAGTAGTTGACCCTCCCCTCGTAGAGGGCGGTCTTCAGCACGTCGTAGGGCTCGGTCGAGGTGTCCACCGAGACCTGGGTCGCGTTGAACCCTCGGGACTTGAGTTGCTGGAGAGCGTCGGCCGACTGCCAGCTATCGAGGCTGACGTTGGTGATCATGTAGCCCCGGGACGACAGGTCGTAGACGAACCGACGAAGATCTCCGAGCACGATCTCGTCCCCGATGGGAGGCACCACCCGAAGCAGGAAGTCCACGAAGTAGACGGGCGCGCGCTCCATGTACTCTCGACCATCGTCCGACCTCCGGCGAACGTCCTTCCAGCCGCCAATGCAGGCCATCGCCAGGCCGGAGGCGTCGTTGCGGAGGGAAGGGTCAATATGGATGTGGCGAGCAGCGGTCGGGAAGGCGATGGGCCTGACCCGTTCGATGTTCCCCTCGAAGCCTCGCTCGACGAAGCGCCCGACCATCCGGTCCCAGAGGAAGCTCCCGCCCTTAGAGGGGTCGTAGATGAGGGAGGAAAAGGGGTGGGCGCGGCTCTTGTCCACGGCATCGACGATCTTCTCACGGCGCTGGATGAAGGGGGACACCGAGACCGTGGCGCAACCTCCAAGGTCGCGGATCGCGCCTTCGATGTCGCGCTCGAAGTCGTTACGGAAGTCTTCCGGGACCTCCAACAAGATCGCGCCATCCGGGAGGTGTTCCTTGAGAGC